TCGGGTCTTTCTAGGGGAGAATCATCTTCCTGTGGCGCCAAATGGCTTATTGCTGTGCTATTTGGGTTTTGCTGCTCTGCGGCATTACTGTCATCAACTGTTGCTGAATCCAATAGGCCGCTATCTTCTGCGGGTTGGTTCGCTTCGTCATTCATGGTTACATTTTCCTAGCTTTAATTAGCCGCGCTTCAAGGTCTCTAACGATGCTGTTCTGCCCTTCTCGATAGTAAGCATAGCTAGAGTCGCTACCAGGCGTGGCGACTGGTTGCTCTAGTATGGAGGCGCGTAGCCATCCCATGAGCTTTTTGCCATCCTCAGTACCTAATACTCTGAGGCATAGCTTATTCAAATCTTCTACGGCCTGCTGAGAATCCCTAATATCTAGGGATACCTCATTGAGCCCTTCCCATCCATCTGTAAGCGCCTGTTCTAGCTTACTCATTGCATTTTACCTATTACTTCGGCTGCAACTTCTGGGTTCTCTTGTGCGAGCTGTTGCGCCTGCTGCGCCGCCTGCTGCATATTAAATTGACGCTCCTCAGCCGATGCGCGCAATCTGCTTGGTACGCCGAGCTTGTCAGCGATAAAGTCAATAATCTCACCGTACTTCGGTGTGGCTTGACCCTCTGGCCCCAGCTGTGCAGCCATCTGTACGAATTGCATTGTGTTGGTTACGTCCTCCATATTCTGCGCCATAGCTAGCGGAGCGATTGGGGCAACACGAACCTCTAGCCCGTTGACGCGCAATGGTAGATCGATTAAGCCACGCTCATCCATTACCTGTAAAGTCTTGCTTACCAAAGGAATCATCGTCTCGTTAATCAAACGACCGAACGCAGAGCCTAAGTTTTGGCTGAGCTCCTTCATGCGCTCGACTACTTCTGTAGCAGAACGAGCAGACATATTGTCAGGCGGCAACGACTCATCTAGCAAAATGCGCTTGATGTTGGTTACGAGGTCATTAATAATAATCTGCGATACGTTGAAATCCCCAGCGCGTGGCAGCGGTTTTAATGATTCGCCTTGTGGGCCTCCATTACGCGCAACCGGGATAATTGCACCGGGGATAATCTTAACGGTAGCTGGGTTTAATACACCATCGTCTGCCGCTGTGTATACGCCTGAGATAGCCAAGCTAGCATTTTTAAGTACCAGCTCTTTTACCTTGTTTAATGTCTTGATATCTGGCAGAGCTGTAATCAATGGGCCACGGCCATAGATCTCGCCAGCAACTTTCATATAACGACTAACAACCCAAGGGCTGTGCTTTAGTCTGCGGTAAACAACCTCTACCTTAGACTCTTTGTGAATTACATGGTAGCAATAATCGCCACGCTTAGGATCAAATACAGTAGCCTCGATTAACTCTACATCTTCTGTAGGCTTGTTATCAATCTTAGTTTGCAGATCGGCAGGGATAATTGCGTCTTTCCATTGCTGGATAATCGCCTCGCCCTTGATACGCATACGGCGGTATACGTTATCTACTTGTCCGTTAGCGCCTTCTTCAAACGCAACCAAAAACTGTGGCACAGGAATATAGTTAATAGGCGAGATGTCATCGCCAGGCTGCACCATCATTACTGCTGTGCCGACTGACAGATCTAATAAAAACTCACCAACCGCAATGTCAAAGTTAGACTGCTTAATAGTCGCAAACAGTTTCTCTGTGTAGATATCAAGAGCTGCGTTAGCTTCTGCTTTGCGGTCATCAGGAATATCTGGGCCAGACTCTAGGCGGCACCATCTGCGCTGTGGTGGGAATATGCCTGACTGAATACGGTTAGCGAAACGCTGTGTAGAGTTGATAGCTGTTGCATCAAATACGCGGTTCATTTTCTTAGCGCCGCCTACCTTGCCATCGTAATATCCATCGTACAGATTACGTTGTGGCAAAGCGAACTCGTATGCCTCATCGTATAGATCGCGAAAATCCTCTTTCTTACGCAGCGCAATGTCGTGCCGCTTGAGGATGTCCTCTGGTTTTAAACGCATCATCTCAGCCATATTAATCCTTTTTGTGCTTATTCGCAAAGTTGCGAGCTGCCTCTTTGCTACCAAATCCCCATGCCTTTAACGCTAATTTCAAACGCGTAGGCTTTCCATTCTCATCTGTCAGCGGCCCAGCCATCCCACCAAATCGAGCAGCAAACGATACGCGCCGTGGGTTCGTACCTTCTTTGACAGGAGCCTTTAGGTTTGCGCCCTCTGTCCGCTTAAAGTATTTACGGCCAGCCTCAGTAAGACCGCCGCTTGGACTCTTATGTTCTTTTTTCATTCGTACCAATGAACCATTAAGTGCGCTGCGTGTGGTTGAGCATTTGCATTTGTCAATCTAAATAAATACGTTGTTAATGGTTTTAATACAAATTCAAAAGTAGTTAGCTGCGCTCCACCACCCTGCTTGTTTGCTGGTACAAAGTCCGACAGTATTTCTGTGCCGACTGCGCTAACGGTTGGGTTTAAAACCGCAACCGCAGCACTTGCGGTTGTTAATATGCGATGCCGTCTATTGATTGTTAATGCTGTGCCGCCGCTTGTGGTTGGCGCCTCATATACATAAAATTCAGATTCTCCAGCGCAGCCATATTGAAACTGTGCGTGAGGCGCATATCCAGCTGGCCAAGCAATCGCTATATCAATACTTGCTCCAGCTGCAAGACCAGCAGCATATGGAAATAGCTTGTATACGTAATATGCTCTACCTTCATGCATCCTTAAATGGTTTACATCAATAGTAGGAAATGGTTTATCAGAGCTAGTAAGATATTGAACCCCATCCTTATCTACATAAGCTGGGGATACGTGTCTAGCTTTTGTATCTAGCGATTCGCGCTTGACTTCAATGGCCATTACTTGCTCTTAGGCTTCATTGCAGTTTTAGCTGCTTTCTTAAATGCTGCATCAGTAGGAGCGCCAGGCGAACCAGGCTTACGCATCTTTTCTTTAGAGCCATCAGCAATGCGCTCACGCTTGGCGTGAATATTGGCGTATAGTCCAGCTTTCATTTTTTCTTCTCCATTCCAGCTTCAGACATAGCAATAGCTACAGCTTGATCGCGTGATTTAACTTTATCGCCAGAGCTCGACTTTAGCTTGCCCGATTTGTATTCGCGCATAACCTTGGCAACCTTGGCCTTCATCTTATCCAAGGCTTTGTCCCCCGCCTAAAGTCTCTACGCCTGACTCTGCATTTAAACGCGCATCAGATAAGAGTTGACGACCGCGGCGACGAGCGCCACGCATACGAGCGCCCATCATTTCATCAGATGCACTTGCTTTACTTACCTTTGTTGCTTCAGCTGCTGGCGCTGCTGGAGTTGCTTGTGCTGCTGGGGCTTTTGGCCCTAAGTTAAGTGCTTTTGCTACTGGTCTAATTGCTGCAACTGCTCCACCCATATTAAGCTCCCATTCCTTTAGATCCCAAAGTTTGCTCAACGCCAGTCTCTGGAGTTAAGCGCGTATCAGCTAATAACATTCTTGAGCCGCCACGTCTGCGTGATGCAGCGCGACCAGCTGCCTGCTCGGCCAGATCTCTACGCTCATCATCTGCTTGCTGTTTTAGCGCAGCGTTTTCTGCACGTTGTGCTGCCATCTGCCCTGACATATCTGGGCCGCCACCGCCGCCGCCAAATAATCCACCCATATTAAAACCTCGCCATAAGTAAGTAATCAACTTGATCTGGGCCGTACTTTTGCATCACGCTCTCAGTTTCAAACCCAATCGCTTTTGCATATCTGAACGCCCTATTGTCGTCAGTTCTAACAGTTATTTGTAATCTGTGCAACTGGAGATATCTAATTGCGATATCGCTAAAGCGAGTACCAGCTCTGAGCATAGTAGCGGGGATTAATCTGGCCTCCTCATCAAACACGCTCCACATTTCACCAACGCCAGGCCATATGTTTACTACACCCAAAACAGCTATAGGTCTATTGTGTTTAAACGCAGTAAACGCAACGCCCATCTGCGCTTGCTGACAGACCATCAATTTAATGTCGTATATGTGCGAAAGAACCGATATCTCTTTGTGGTTAAAGTCTAAGTGGTCAAAATGCTCAGGTACAAACGGCAGATAGTACATACCCCTGCGCTTGTGCATCTCATCATTCATTACCTCATAAGGGATGTGGAATTTCATCGTCCAAATATATCAAAGTCGCTATTAGCTACGGTCTGGGCTACAAAAGTCTTGCTTTGCCCTGCTGGCCCACGGGTCATGCGCTTGTATTCCCCGCCGCCTAGCAATAGGTAGCCAAAGGCATCGCCTACGTGCGAGTGCTCATTCTTATTCGGCGCATCTTTAAACCGCTCTTGCCCTGATCCAACTGAGATCCGCTTGAAATGGTAGCCGCCTGCTAGCGATTTACGCAGCATCTTGCATTTTGTGTCAACGAGCAGCCCTGGCTTACCGTTAATAAGGCGTTGCATGGGCGCGGCAGCCGACTCTCGGCGCACCTTGAAGTCGTTTGATGGCGTAGGCTGGGCTTTGAGGCCTAGTGTTTTTAGGAAGTCAAAGGCCGTTACCTCGTAGATCGCATCTCTAGCCATACCAGCAGGGTCGCCCCATACAAGTACTTGTATACCCGGATACCTAGCGTTGAGTTCAGATATGAGCTGGTGGCCAAAGCGCTCTAATCCCATATCAAAAGTAACAATCTCATCAATAATCTGCCACGTACCAGACGGCAAACGCTGCCCGATCACCGCGGCTGGGGTTAAACCAAAGTCAAGGCCGACCTGGATTGGCACCGTAGGATCTACCTCAGTAGGGCCGGACATTATGTTGTCGTTATACTCAGGCCAAACCGACTTACCCTCTTGCACGTAGGTGTACTTACCCTCTGCGTAGCACCTAATCCAGTCTAAATTCTTACCTAGCAGCATCTGCTGATAGTAGCCAGCAGGTAGGTTGGCCACGTTCTCGGCCTTCTTGTTAATCTGCCACCATTTGCCTGACGCAAAGATGCAGTCGTTCGCCTCTGGGTTCTCAGGCAGATCGGTTACTGGCAACTCAATCACGCCGCCCGGCTGCTTAAAGAACTTCCAGGCATACGGGCCAGTCATCTTTTCTTTTTCCGCAAGGCGATACCACCAATGGTCGTCATCCATCGGGTTGGTATCCATCCAAATACCATGCCAGCTAGCCCCGCCATCGCGCTTTGTCGGGTAACGACCCACACGGTGTGTAAGGCCATCAATTACAGCCTTCGGTAATTCACGCGCCTCGTTGACCCACGCGCCCGTTAGCTCAAGAGAGAGTAGCTTTCGTACGTCTTTGGGCTGGTCAAGCGCCAAGAAGATTACCTCACAGTCAATACCAGCTGCACCCTCTCTAGCAGGCAGCCGGATGTGGTGGGTAATGGGTGGCGTATGCAGCATAGGGCCAAACGTGTTCTCTGGAAACAGGTCTAACCACGTCTTTATTGTGGTAGTCTTGAGCTCAGGGTACGAGTTTCGTACGATAACAAAACGGCTATATCGGATGCCATCGATAGGGCTAGGCTTTTGCTGAATTGCGCGAATGAACACCTCAGCAGCACAAGCATATGACTTGCCGGAGCCCACAGGCCCCATCATCCCGCGCACAAACGCATTAGATGTGAGAAACTTGTATACCTCTGGGCTTTTAGAGAAGTCTAAGTTCAAACCTGTAGAGGGAATTTCTTTAGAACTAGCCTCT